AGCCGCGCCGATAGCACAGCAACTGCATGCAGGTAATGGCGTAGCTCAGGACGGCGATGAAGGTCAGCAGCTTATTCATTGCGGCCCCCTTTACGGATCCAGTCGGGCAGTTCGATCGTCTTGATCAGATCGATGCCGTGCAAGGTCAGCGCGATGACGCCGGCTGACGCAAAGAAGGCGGCGACGCCGGATTGTTTGAGCGGGCTATGGTTGATGACCTCGGGCGCGGCCAGGTAGCCGACCGCTAGTGAAATGACCATATAGGCCAGTCGCTGCATGACCGCCAAATTCTTGCTGGAAATCGCCACCAGCGCAGCGCCGGCAAACGCGCCAATCAGCGCGTTGCCATCGATGCCAGGGAACAGCGACGACAGGCCAATGCCGGCGGCGGTGGTGACGAGAAGCGTAGCGGTGCTGGGTTCTGCCATAGTAGGTTCTCGCGGTTAGTCCCAGAGCTGGACGATCTGGGCGGTTTTGGTGGTGGTGACTGTGGGATCTGGCAACGTGACCAGACGGCCATGCGGTAGATACGGCCCGCAATCGGCCAGCCCTGGATTCAATTCAAGCGCCGTTTCAACGACATTGGCGGTAGCGCCAAGATGTCGCCAGCACAACAGATCTAGCGTGTCATATTGCTGCGCGCGTACTTGCATCAGATCAGCTCAACGGTCATGTGCGGCCGGCCAATGATGTTGGCGATGGCCCAATGGGCATTACGGCGTTGATCGCTAGGCGCAGTATCAAGCCACTCCATCATTTTTTTATCGCTCAGCGACGATGCGGTGCTGTCGATGTCACGGTAGCGCTCGATCATGTCCGCCTTGGCCGTGCTGTAGACGGCGCGCCGATAGTGCGCAATCAGCACGCTTTCGCGGTCGATGTGATCGGCCGGCACGGCGGCCAGCGTTGTATAGCCGGCGGCGATCTGGTCGCGTTTCCAGTCTGCCAGCTCCTGGTTGACATGCATGATGGCGGCAACCACGGCTTGCCGCAAACGTGGATCCGTGACCGTGCCATCCAGGCGCATCGCATCGCGCATGAGCGGCAAATTGATATCGATATACCAGCCATCGTTTTCAACCACAGTCGCGCTCGATGGTGGGTTGCTATTGGGTGTCGACGGTTCGACGGCAATAAAGCTCATAGTGGGGCTCTTCAAAAAACGGCGGTGGGCGGGCTTCACGCTGGACAATCAAGTCAGAGCTCAGCCCGCGCCGCCGTGCGCCAGGGGGTGCTCGTTTATCCTTGCGCCGCTTTACCTAAGCGACGTTCAAGGCGTTCAATGTCTTTTTTCACGCCCACGCCGTCGAACAGCTCGATGGCGCGTTTCAGATGGGTCAGTGCGGCTTTTGCAGTCGCCACCAGCGACGGCGCAAAATCGCCCTTGTCGTCGCCGTCATTCGCCAATGCCAGGTGCGCCAGGCCAAGCGCCTTAAACAGCTTGGCGCAGGCCTGGTCGGGGGTGTCGCACTCCTTGGTCAGATCGGCAACCGCAGTCAGGATCCGCACGGCTTGCTCCGCATCCTGTCCAAGCGGGCCGCTGAGATACGCGCCGGCAAATTCGTCCAGCAACATCGTCGGGATATCGCGGTCGTATTGGTCCGGCAAGGTCATCTTGTGTCCGACTGCGTAGCGGGCAATCGTGACGGCGCGTTCGTACTCGCCCACGTCGATATGCCACACCAGGAGCGTGGTCAGCACATCGTCCTGGCCCCCCTTCCCCGCCGCCAGCACGCCGTCGATCCAGGCCTGGTAATTCGGCAGCAGCTTGGCCTTCAAGGCGATCTTGCTTTTGATCGACTGGATCGCTTTCAGGCGACGCCGGTCCTCGGCCAATTGGTACAACTGGAGCTCGTAGTGCGATCCAGTCGTCGGGCCGCCTGGCTCGGTATTGGCGCTGGTTTGCGCCGCCAGGACGCGGGCCTGGTGGCGCAAGGCTGGGGATAGGTGGCTCATGACGTTACGGCACCAGCTCGATGTTTTCCAACAAGGCACCGAGGCCGAAGTCTTCGACCACATACGCATCATTGGACGATTCGTAGTTTTCGATGCGGTCACGCTTGGCTTCGTCGACCATGCGGCGACGGCGCGCGCCATCCTGGAAATACACGGACAGATTGTCGAAACGGGTAATCAGGATGGCGTTATCCGGGAAGAACGGCACCCGTACCGCCGGCAGGCCGCCGATGCGCTTCTGGCTGATGATGATGTCGGCCGCCAGCGTTTCCGTCGGTGCCTGCTTGGTGTTAATCAGCGGGAAGTATTTGTCGTTCAACAGCTTGCGGCCGACAATCGCGACCAGGCCGGTATCTTCCTGGTACCAAGGATCCAACAGGTTGATGCCGTCAGCAACCGCGGCGTCCAGGTTGAGATAATCGCCGCCGGTGCCGATCACCAGCTTGCCGGGCTTCGCCTCGCCCTGGGACATGACCCGTTGCGGGGCGTCGTCGCGGAAGTGCTGCAGCCAGCCCTTATTCACGTCCTGCAGCATCGGATAGGTCGCAATGTCGGTATCCGACGCAATCTTGGTGCCGTTGAAACCAATCACCATCCGGTCCAGCCCCTGGCGAATCAGGATCTGATTCGCAATCCGCGTCTGGAAGTCGGCGAACTTGGCCCAGGCGTCGAGCTTGGCGTAGCCGATATGGGTGTCGAAATTGGTCTTCTCGCAGCGGTAGCGCTGGCCGTCCATGGTGGACACGTCGCGCGTCTGACGGTCTGCCTTGCTGGTATCGGTACGGCTGGCGATGGGGCCGGAGACGCCCAGGCCGAGTTTTTCGCCTTCTTGCTCGGTGACGCCGATGATATTGATCTTTTTCAGGAATTCGCTGGACTCCTGGATCTTGTCTTCCAGCTTCTGCTGCACTGTGGGTACCACGCTGAACGTGTGTTGAACGCTGGACGTCGCGTTCAATTGCGCGATCTGGCTGGCGTAGCCTTCAAACGCGATACGGGTGTTTGCTCTCATCTTGTATTACTCCGGTCTGAGTGGGTTCAAATGTGGGTCGAATGGCGAAACAGGCGCGCGGTTTAAAACTCGGTTTTAATCACGCCGCTGCCGCCCGCCGCCTGCGGCCGTTGTGTCGGGTTGGCGTCGGTCGTATCCATGTGCTGCTTGAATGCCGCAAAATCGGACGTCACCTTTTCCAGGGTTGTTTCGAGTGTGTCGATGCGCGCCTGGCTGGCTGCAAACTTGCCGTCGCCCGCAGCTACGTGGTCGGCAACGGTTTGGATGGCTTCGCTGACATCGGCAAAGCGCGCGTCATTGGAGGTGTCGCCGGCCGTAATTTTCTTGAACAGGTTTCTGATGCTGGTCGCCAGCTTGCCGGGCTCGGGATCCGTTTGAGGTGTTTCAAATTCCAGCGTGATTTCGACGGCTTCCGAATAGAGGTTTTCTGGATTCTGCTTACGCGCTGTAAACGGATTGGCTGTGCCGCTATTGGCGGCGAAAGTCAGCACTTCGGTGCCGAGACTGGCTGGGCTATCGGTCACACCCAGGCCGACCAGGTAGGGCTGCCCGGAGTCGGCAAAATTGGGGCTGATTTCCAGGCTGCTATAGATCTTCTGACGCGCTTTGGTCATGGCGATCAGATCCGGTGTCGGATCAATCTGGGCAAACAAGGCCATCTTTTTACCGGCGTCGGTGTCGACTTCCTCAGCCTTGACCGCCAACACATCGCCATACGCACGGAATGAACCGTCCGGCATCGTGCCGCGTATGTGTTCCAGCCAGATACGTGCGCCATAGGTGGCCGGATTAAAGGTCTTGGCGATCTGCTCGATCGTGCTGCGATCGATCTTGCGCCCGTCTGTGGTCGCGCCTTCGGTGGCGACGCGGAAGAACTTGGATGTTGGTTTGGCCATGATGGTCTCGGGTTGTGCTGACTGTGGATGCTTTGATGAGGACTCCATAGTCGGCCCTGACGGCCGCTCGCTCAACAGGCAGAGAGTTGATAACCGGCATATCAACCCTGTGCTATCCCCGCTACGCGCGCGTGACGCATACGCTTGCGGCATGTCTGAAATTCTCGAAGCATCCCCTCTCGTCATCGAGCCTGAAACGGATCCGCGCCGCCTAGCCAAGCACCTGTACTGGCAAGGCTGGCGCGTCACGTCCATTGCTAAACACCTGCAGCAAAAGCGCACGACGATTGAAAGCTGGAAACAGCGCGACGAATGGGACAAGGCGTCACCGCTGGAAAAAATCGAATCGTCATTGGAGTCCAGGTTAGTCCAGCTGATTAGCAAAGACGCGAAGTCTGGCGGCGACTTCAAGGAAATTGATCTGCTCATGCGCCAGGTCGTGCAAACGGCGCGCGTGCGCCGCTACGAAGCGCCAGGCGGCAATGAAGTCGATCTCAATCCGAAACTGGCAAACCGTAACGCCGAGCCCAAGAAAAAGCCTACCAGGAACGATTTCAGCGAGGAACAGAAAGACCAGGTATTAGAAGCGTTCCGCGACTCGCTATTCGACTACCAGAAGGTGTGGCACCGCAACGGCCACCAGCGCACCAGAGTGATCCTCAAATCACGGCAGATCGGCGCCACCTGGTACTTTGCCCGCGAAGCGCTGGCCGACGCGATGGAGACTGGCCGCAATCAGATTTTCTTGTCAGCGTCGAAGTCCCAGGCGCACGTCTTCAAGCAATACATTATTCAGTTCGCCAAGGATGCCGCCGGTATCGACTTGACCGGCGACCCTATCGTGCTGCCGAACGGCGCGCACCTGTACTT